TAGGTCTAGTATCGACTTAGACTTCTTAGACTTCTTCTGTCGTCTTCTTAAGTGTCGTTTAAGTGTGTACTTACTAGGAGATGCTCTAGCTATTGTTTTATACAAACTGTCTCTCTTATTTACCGAAGAATTTAGATACTGATCTTATACCTATGGACGCACTTACAATACCACCAAGGGAATACTGATACCATGTTGGCATAGTCTCAAGTGCTGCAAAACCAGCCTGTACTATAGCATTGCCCCAGTCTCCACAAAACGCTAGTATCAGGGGAATGCTGAAGAGTAGGGTTATCCACTCGTCTTTCCAGCTATTCTGAGTAGCCTGGATTGCAGCTAGATCCCAATCTATTTCACCTGTAAGCTGTTTCTTCTTTATCTCAGCCTCAGTAAGTTTGATCTGGGTCTTACTGTCGATTACACTTGTAGCTAGACCAACCACACTGCCTACTATTTGACCAATCATTTCTTCTCACTCCCTAGCCATACAGCTATTGTACCAGTCATAGCACCGCTTACAACACTAATCATAGCACTCTGTTGAGTACTTAAGTCATCTAAACTAATGCCCCACTCTATTACACGTATATACATAAGGGTCATCACTACCATCATAAGTCTGGGTAGGATCTTCCACTCTAGGAATCTTTCCATAGTTACAGTCATATTATACCTCTATGTTTAAAGTAGTAGACTCTGATTTTAGTCTGTGGGTTTCTGCACCAAACCTATCGTACCCTTTAGCTAAATCTAGTCTTTGTTCTCTAAGAGACTCTAGGTGTTTGTGACTAGCTCTGTGCTCTTTTTCAACTCTCTGCTCTACCAAGTGGTTATTAATACTCTCACGAACCCTAGATTGATGGTGTATATCACTTGCTACATTGAAAGGCATTGAGCCAACCCCTTGTAACCCGTCAGCCATTTATAACATTCCCTTTGATGACATTATCAGAAGTACAGCTATACCAGTTATAATAGACAACACAGTTACTGTACCCCCAATAACAACTACCTTCTCTACTACCTCTTGCTTACGGAGTTTAGCAGCAGCCTCTTTCTCTTTACGTTCTCTACGTGTTCTAGCTCTGATTTCCTGTAGCTCACCCCAAGCAGAGTAACCTCTGGTAGCTATCACAATGGCTCTGAGTTCTTCTTCAGCATCCTTAGCCTTCTGTAGTTTCACGAAAGTCTCCATACTGTTCTCATCATCACCTGAGAAGAGACTATTCTTTTTCTTATTGTGGTTGTTCCTTAGCTCATCGACACCATCAAAGAACTCACCTATTTGTTTAGTAACTGAGACAAGCTCTTTACCTGCACTAACAGCAGTCTTTACCGCAGCTAGAGCTGTAAACGGGTCTATCATAACAATCCTTACTTCTCATTAGCCATTTTCTCTACTGTTTGTCGGATTGCTTTAATGTTCTCATCTATACGGGCCATAGATACTGCTTGTCTTTGCGTTGCGTCTTCTACAATAGATAATCTGGATTGCATACGCATGATCTCTTCACCATTACGTTCAATGTCTGACATCATCATAGAGACAGTCCACACTATAGCTGCTGCTTGAGCTATAAGACCAAAGATAAGGGTTATAGGTACACTTCTGGAAAGGTGCCAATTATCTTCATCCTTGGTCATGCTGGGTAGACTTTACGGTCAAGTTCAAAGTGAGGGGCATCATAGAAGCTCTTCCAGTCACCACCCCATACGATGGAAATGTCAAGCTCTTCTGCTGCATCCTTCATGGCTTCAGCCATAGTTTCAAACCTATCTAAGTCTTCCCAATCTACAGGCCAAGGAACCATGTCTACAGCATGTCCTGTGATGTGTCTTGAGTTAAGGGTAGTGGACTTACCTTCTTTGAGCAGTTGTCTTTGACGATCAATGTTTCTAATACCTTCAATAACTGTGAAGTCTACCTCAGTGATCTCTATTGCCTTAGTTACTACAGCTACCATATCAGGGTTTACACCTGACAAGTTCTGTAAGCTACGTGTTCCTAGTTTGTATGCCATCTTATTACTCCGTTGGTTTCGTGGGCCAAGTTATTGTTGAGGGAAACCCTGATTGCTGGGGGACATTCAATAGGTCTGTTCTGTATTGCGTCCACTCTGCACGTTTTGCATCTGTCAGATCAGACCACCGCAAAGCATTTCCCGCCAGTGGATCAACTTCCGTTCTTAATTTAAAATTTCTTGTCGCTCTTACTTCAATAATATCCGCGTCACGCCTTCTATCAACGTCCAAAACCCATGCGCCATCTACCCAATCGTGACAAAAGCAAGGTTGTTTAGGAACCTCTACAATTTCCCATTCTCTCTCTTTAAGCTCTTTGGCAATGTATGCTTGAATATCCGCAAGGGGCGGGGTTTCAAAATACGCTTCAAGTGTGACGTTCCAGAAGTAATTCATTTTATGTCCTTAAAATGGCGGCAAGATAAGAGCCGTGGTTCGTTTGCCGAAAATATTTTCCAACTGGCACAATACACGCAGCCATAAGTTCTCTTGCGTTATCATCACTTTTTTGAGTAATGTCTATTGAATTGGTTCCATTTGCGTCATCTGCAATCTGGAAATAGCTGGAACCACCGCCCGCAACCCCTTGAGATATGCACACTTGAACGGGTTGGTCATCTGGATTTGCAACCCAAACATTTTGCGTCACAGTTATAGACTGCCAGCTTTGGAAGCGCCCAACCGTTCCAGATTTATATTCTGCGTCTGTATTAAGAACCACAGGATCTAGGCCTTCCGTTTGGATTGACCCATAAAGTACACCAGTACCACCAGCACCACCATTACCACGGTTTGATGACATTCCAGCACCACCTGCGCCTATGGCGGTAATATTCAATGAAACGGATGTCGCCGCCGATATGTCATAAGAGTTTGAAGCACGGGAACCCGCACCACCGCCACCGCCGCCTTTTCGTGACGATGTACTCCAGTTGTAGTCACGACCACCACCGCCACCACCGCCAGAGCCAAGGGTTCCCGTGCCACCAACGCCATAAGCGCCACCACCATACCCCCCAGTGGCTCGTGAGCTATCTTCGCCTCTGTCACCATCTGTTTTAGCTGCACCGTAGCCCGTTCCAGCTGCTCCTCCTGATGCCGTAACTGGGTAACTTCCCGCTTCAGGTCCACCTGTAATAGTAAGTGTGTAGGTGGTATTACCCCCCGCTCCCGCTGATCCAGATTGGCTTTCTGCACCAGCACCGCCGCCTCCTCCACCTATTGCGTTGATAGTTACTGTTTGAGCGTTAGGGTTAGTGGAGCTATTCTTTATCGTAATTGTTTGAGTTGTCTGTTTGTCTGATATAGAAACCGTACCAGTAGCTTGTTTAGTTATGATAGGTTGAATAAGTTTTGTGTGTTGAGGGGTTATTTCAAGACCGTGTTCATTTGCGGTCCCAGAGTTAGACGTAGCTGTAAAAGCAAACCCATAGTTGGTTGCACCAGAACCAGAAGGATTACCAAAGAATATACCATCTACATTGCTACTATAATCTGACTTACCTATACGCCAAGCTGCACCATCTAAAAGATCAACATCTTTGTTTATTACAAGCTGATCTGCGGTTATCTCATTAGCAGCAAGTGCTTGTGTTAAAACTTCTTTGGACAACACTAAGGGAGAAAATATAACTGGTACATCAAATATAGCGGAGTTGTCTGTCCAGTCTTGTGAGGTGTAATCCCATTTTCTCGCAGACGCTTGAATATAGTAAATCTCAACTGTTTTACCCGATGGTACAGATGTAAGGCCTTTGCGACTTAAGAATTGATTTGTAAGAGTTATAGAAGTACTATCACCAGTTACGGCATCAGGGGAAGCAGAGGTAAAGTCTCCACTTATAAGCTGTTCACTGTCATAAATTATTCTAGTATATTTATCGGGCGTATGTCCGCCGCTAAGTGTAAAGGTTAATTGAGAAGCTGTTGTTGTAAATGTTTGCTCTTTAGTAAGGATAAACCTGCCCCAGACTATAGCATCTTCTGTAACCTCACTCATCTGAGACAATAGAGGGTTTAAAGCTAGGAACGCTTCGTCAAGTTTTGCTTGTGTTGTAGAGTTGTTAGGACGGGGGTCAACTCCTGTCTCTACCGGAGGCTCTCCAGTCTGGTTGTTCATAGGAATATCAGCACCGTTAAGTGTGACTATTAATCCACTAGGCCCTTGTGGACCCTTTTTACCTACGCCAATCCTATACCATTTACCAGTTACATCAATATTACCCTCGGAAGATTGCAAAGTGCCTTCCATAAAGTAATAGCCTCCAGAAGTAGAAAACCCTCCAGCGTTCCCAGATGGAGTATACCAACCCCAATTTTGATCATTTTCGTAAATTAAAAGTCCACTGCCGCCTGTGCTTACAGCTTGCGTTAGATCAGTGTCTAGATTTATTAAGCTTGAGGAGTTACTAGCGAGGGCGAGGCCATCTTCGTCTAATCTGATATAAATAGTTGAGGGGAATGGGCCATCGCTTGCTTGGGTACTTTGATCTGACAGAGAAGCGCCAAAATATATTCTGCCATTTTGATTTGGGGTAGTATCGGTTGTAGATAGATAATAAGCATTCGATGTCATTACTGGGACACCTGTCGCCCCTTGAGTGTCTGCAAGAACAGTACCGTTTGCGGTTAAACTTACTGCACTATCATTACCAGAGAAATCTACAGCTTTTATTTTATAAGTGTGAGTAGTGTTTTGAGTTAATCCAGTGTGAGCAAAGCTTGTACCAGCAGACGTACCCCTTTGGTATACACTACCAGACACCTCTTCAAAGACTTGCATAAAAGCAAAGTCAGCTGGTTTAGTGTAGTTATCCCAAGAAATAGTAAGTTGTTTCACTCCCGCCGTTACTGTTGGGGCACTGGGTGGGTCTGGTGCAGTTGCATCTTTAGTGGCAGCTATACTACCAGAGGCAAAAGCAGACCTAACACCTAAGAAGTTAAACGCTCTTACTCTGTAGTCGTAAGTAACTCCACTAATAACAGGGAATAAGGTAAACTCTTTTCCAAGTAACACAGAAGAGTTATACTCTGTGTCTGTACTCTTCTTCCATTGAAACTCGTACTGAGCTATAAGATCATCTGTAGTTACTGACCAAGTAAACACTATTGTAGGTACAGAAGTACCATCCTCGTTTATCTCCGCACTAGTAGCAGGTGTAGCTAGGGTAGGTGTCTGTATATCAAAAGCAGAAGCCAGTGTAGTGTTGTCTAACTCTAGTACAGCCCCATCGTCTGTCTCGTCAAAAACACTAGAACTAATCTCTTTTAAAGTCATGGTTACAGCAAGCTCAAGTTCACCTGCCAGTCCAAAGTTCCAAGTTAAAACCTCAAAGGTCTTATTAGTCCAACCAAACCTAGAGTTAGTTATAGTAACCACATCTCCTACTTGAACCTCAAAGGCCCTCATACCAAAAGATGCTTGTACTTGTAACTGCTGCCTGTTTCTCTCTAAAGATATAAGACCTAAACGTCTAGCTTCAGAGAAGCTGTTGGTAAAAGGTAACTCTAAGTCAGCTATACTTTCTTGACCGTTGTCAGCTCCTAAGAATGCATCGGCTTTACCTGTACCTGAACCCACTGCTGCTGCTGTGAATGTATTCCCCTTTGCATAAGTTACTCCACTTGTTCCAGCAGCTGTATTCCAGTTTGTATTACCTAAATCAGTTATTGTATAAGGAGAGCCTACAACGAGGGCACCAGCTTGTGTTACATTGGTAACTTGAGGGTAATCTGTTATCTGATAAGAAGTTTCTGGACCCCTGTAGGTTCCTTTAACTACATTAAAGTTATCCCTTCTAGAGTGTCTAGTAGAAACACTGAAACCAGATCTTAAGTCGTCGTCAGTTAAGTTTATAACAGGGGCTGTATAGTAAGCAGGTTTCATACGCCACTTACCCTGAGAGTACCATAGTAGACCTCCCATAGTTGACGTCAAGTCTTGTAAGATATCTGAAGGTGTTATAGAGGTTGTAAAAGCTCCGTTGAGGGTGTACCTCCGATCATAAGCTGTACCACTTCCTGTACCCACACCTGTAGCTGTAAAGATAGTACCTACGTTATTATCAGCGGCACCAATACTAGTAAAACCTGTTCCCGATTTAATCTTGTACTCATTACCTACAACAAAAGAACCCGCAGTGATAAACGTAGATTTTTCACTCATCTGATCACAGACATTAGCTGCTGTAGATATTACAGTATCGTCTATGTTGTAAGCGTTCTCAGCTAGACCGTAAGAAGAGGTTAGGTAATCCCTAAGACAAAGTGCAGGGTTACTAGACCAAGCTGTTGAGCTTGTACGTGGGTCGTAAACTTTCTTACCTTTTATGAGCGCAGTTACATTTGGTATCCCATCAGCGAAAGCATCTTGGTCATATTCATAGCGAATATAAATATAGGATATACCTAATAGCTTACAGTCACTGTCCCACTCAGAAGGTGGACTTAGGTTTGTAACAGCTGTCTGAGTATCAGTACCTAGTCTAGTTTCAATCTTAATCTTACCGTTAAACCTAGAAGGTGACGTTACATTATTTCCACTAAGTGTTATTAGTTCATCGTTAAAATAGATACCCTCAAAACTCTCAATCTCGTGTCCAGAGAAAGCAATGACCCTGTGTAGGAATTTGTTATCTGTACCAGAACTAGCTTCGTAAACTAAGGCTCCTCCAACTCTAACCTTACCGTATATAATCTGGTGGTCTAGTGCAGCCCCTCTTTGGGTTATTAAGTATCCTTTGTTTGCGTTTAAGTCTATATCCTCAGATAGTAGACCTTTAAGAGTTGCGCCAGCTGCTAAAGTTACTGCAAAAACTTTTCCAGCCCACGCAAGGCTCGCACCGCCAGTGGGAGGTGCTAGAATTATAGCAGTGATAGTTATTACAGCGGCAGTTATTGCATTGTTTTCATCTAAGA